GGCTGATGGTGATATTTAATCATGGTTTTCGGCATCTTTAGCTTTAAATCTTCTTCTTTCTGCCCAATCCAATCGTCTAGCTTTACTCCAAAAGTTATACTTGCCAGAATAATAACCACTATCAGTTACTTTAATATCCTGTCTTGCAATCATTCTTACATATCCAATAACGCGAGAGAAAGTAGCAATATCAGTCGAACCACAAGTTGGGCAAACCATTATTTCTTTAGCATCACTTGCGATTATCTTTTGTCCGCATGCTTGACACGAAGTAATCGTTGGCGTCAAAGTGATGTAATTAATTGGTTTTTTAAATACATTCTTTAAGTAATTAGATAAGACTTCAGGTTCAACTACATCTTCTAAAAAATGGTGAAGAATTGATCCGGATGTAGCATAGCCTTGAAATTCTGCTGCATTTTCAACTTGATCAAGAAATGAATCTTCACTGAAGGGAAGCATGCATCCACTCGTCAAATAAACATCTTCATCTTGCCCTTGAACATAAATGTTTCGCCCATGCTTTTTCGCCCATTTAACATCATGTCTTGCTAGCTTAATAGCTGCGTTTTCTGCAGGAGCGTACTCTATTCCGCAGGCTACCTGATCGCGCACAATAAAATCATTCACAATTTCAGACATATATTGCATGAGTTCATGTGCAATCATTTTAGCTTCTGTGTCGTTAAGTCCTTTTTGATATCCTAAGTTAATAAGTCCCTCATGCATCCCTGTGATCGCAAAAACATTAAAGTAATTACGTAGATCATGATTGAAAGCAAAAAATGTTGGATAAAGTGTTTTGTTGCTTTCTACCCATCTTCTTTTTGTCATATGGCCTTCTTGCATAATTTCTAAATATTCACGTATTTTATCTTTTAACAACTTCATATCATGACCGAACTCGATTAACATTCTATTCATATTTAGGTTAAGCACTTGAATGGCACCTACATTGCCAACGCTACTACCAAAAATACCCCCTCCAGCGCGAGATAGGACGGTTAAATCAACATTTAATCGACAACATAAACTTCTTGAAACACTCGGATCTTTTGCTTTTAGATATGGATTTAATTGTGTATAATAGCTATTTTTATATGGTTCTGAGGTAAAGTTTTCGAAATAAACTCCACCCCATTGATACATATCTCTAAGAAGTTTTATAAATACCTGATTCCCATAATCAAATTCATCATCTATTTGTACAGTGATCAGTGGAAAAGTCAAAGGAATACCTTTTGTCGTTCCTTTCGCCATAGCATCTATGAAAGCTACGTTTACACGGTCAAAGTATTCGCCAGGAATATCTTTGTATTTATAATCCATTATTTGACCACCAACAATAGCATATTCATCTTTTATTTCCTCAGATGGTTTCCCAAATTCTAATGTACAATTCGAGAATGCTGATTCTGATCCAGATCGCAAGGGAAGATTGAGTTCATAAATTAATTGATACATCAGTTTTACTAATGTTTTATCGTTATAAAATTGACCTTGATTTTCCTCCTCATATAAATATGATGCCATGATTGATGTCATTTGGGATAACATCACTGCCCCACTAACCTGCTGACTCATCAAAGTAACCACATTGCTGAAATGTCTTATTAATGTAGGCAATGAAGATGCAGGCCCACTTTCTAGCATATTCTTTGCAATACTTGGAATACCGGAAGATGCAATATCCTTGCAAGAAACACTCTGGCAATAACTTGATAGCTGCTTATCGTGAATATAGATAACACCATCCTCATACAAATCAACTAGCTTTTTTGGAAGAATATGGTTCATTAAATATTCTTCTTCTGCCTTGTTGGAAATGTTTTTTCGCAACAACGGTAATGAATAAACAAAATTACTGTTTTCCCTCTTTAAATAGTCTGACTTCTTGTCTTCGCTTTCACTGATGAATTTATTTATCAATTCATCTGTAGTTTTAAACATACTCATTCTTTCTCATCCTCTCTTTTTAATAAAAAAATACACCATTTTAAGGTGCACAAAAAAAGAAGATATAAAAAATATCCTTCTTTTCTCACACCCAGGAGAATGGACTCCATAAGGTAGGTCTACCGACTTAGTTTCATTCTACTTTGCACCTTCCCGCATTTCTGCAGTGGTATTATGCATTTCGTCCACATTACGGTTGCTGGGACAGCTCATGATTTTCACATGATTCCCTGTTATGTTTTCACACCTTATGTTATATATTATACACTTAAAAAACTCTAAATCAATTGTTTATTATAGATTTTACATTAGTTATATTAAATCTTAAAATTTCTATAAATATGGCTTCAGAAACTACAACATATTTTCAAAATCCAATCTATATCTATTCAAAACAGCATATGCAATAATTAAAGCCACTGTTCCATCAATTCTTTTATACTTAGAATTAAGTTTTGAAGGCTGTATATTTCCATTTAAATCAACTTTAGCTTGTGTGTTAGATAAACACCATTAAAGTATAGGATTGTTATCATAAACTAATAGATTGTTTTTAAGGTCAGCTTCCATCTGTTTCATTGGTTCTGATAATGAGTAAATACCTTGTCTAACTTTTTCCATGTTAAACCCTAGGTCTTCCATCTCTTTGATCCAGTACTGCGAGTTCCAAGGATCATAACCTACCCAAAGAGGTCTTATACCATAGGTTTGAATCATCTTCATAAACCACTTTGTTACAAGACTAAAGTCATTTTGATTGCCTTCTGTTAATGTGACAAAGCCTTTTTTTATCCAGATGTCATATGGAACATTATCTTCAGTGATTCTTTTATCTAATACTTCACTAGGCATAAAGAAATGTGGAATCACAAATTTTTTGTTGCTATCCTTTTTCTGGATGATTAAGACTGCGGCTGTTAAATCTGTTGTAGATGATAAGTCTACACCACCTATTGCGTAGCTATCTCTTAAATCATCTAGACTGTATCTTTCTTCATTATTTAGGTCATCATATGATAACCATGATCCAGAATCTGCCTGTTTGATGTTAAAGTCCTTACAAAGCATTGTAACTCTTGTTGATAAATCATGTTTTGATTTATTCATAACATCTTCTAAGTATGATGAAGTTTTAACCACACCTAAACTAGGATTAGATTTTTGCCATGTCTTAGGATCATCATAGATTTCTTTAGCTGAATCTTGAGTATATAACCAAGGTAAAACTCTCTCATCTTCTATTTCACCTTTAATCATCTTTCTAGCATAATCTAATTTACTATCTAAAAAACCACCAACGGTTGTTCCCTCGGTGGTTATGATAAATATTAACGGTTCCTTTTTTGTTGATTGAGATTGCTTAATAGCATCATAAACTTTAGAATCAGTCATTTCATGAACTTCATCAATACAACCAACTTCAATGTTATAACCATCTTTATTTCTTGATTGAGCAGATAACTTTTTTATCTTGTTTTTAGTTTTTGGTGAATAGATAAAGAAAATATTCTTCTTGCTTCTAGTGTCTTTAGATAACGAAGGCGATTGTTCCCTCATATTATTTATCTCTTCAAAAAGAATGTTGGCTTGTTCAGTAGTATTTGAAGCACATACTATATCAACGCCACCTCTAGATAAAAAGAACTCAGCAAGGTCTAATCCAGCAATAAAGGTTGTCTTTCCATTCTTACGAGCAATCAACAATATGACTTCATTAAATCGTCTTAATCCTGTCTCAGTTATTTTAAATCCATAAGCAGTTTGAATAATTGCTTTCTCCCACAACTCCAAAATAAATGGTTGTCCATTGAAAGGTGACTTAGTATGTTTACAGAATGTTTGAATGAAATCAATTCTTAAGTTTCCTGGTTTCTCATCAAAGATATATCTAGGATTATCTAGATCAGTAATTAGCTTATCTATTTGATTTTTGAGTTCTTCGCCAACTAGAATATTACCTTTTTGTATCTCATTGTAATATTCAACTAGATAGTTCATTCACTGGCTCTCTTAAGAAATTCATCAAAAGCATCATCTCCATCATTTACTTGTGTTCCTAGAATTGAGTTCAAAGTCTTTATAACTGTTCCATATGAATTAACAAGTTTAGTGTAGTATTTAGCTGCTTCTGTTTGACGTTGTGCACCTTTACTTGAGATTTGGATTGCGCCATATTTTATCATTTGCTCTTGAAGTTTAGTGAGCTCAACTTTCATAAAAGCTGCTTGATATATTAAATTATCTACTAGTTCTTTCTTTGTTTCATCAACCAAAGAAAAAAGCGACTTCAGCCGCTTGTATTCTTCATTAATCATCTATTCCCAATTATTCCTTATCTGAAAATTTTATATAATTTTTAGCTATAGCATTCAGTACTGCTACCAACAAATAAAACATAATTGATGGATATCCAATATTCATATTCGTGTAAAGCGAGTCCGAACCATGCATTAGTTCATTTCTTAAATTTTCACCAACCCTAGTATTTCTCTTATATGTCAGCTTGTACTCAAGAACCTTTTGTAAATGCGATCCCAAACATTCCTCTAACTCCTTGGTATTCAATAACGCATTTAAAGAGAGACTATTTACTTCGATATAGTCCTCACGAGACATTTTACTTATATAAATAGATCTTAAGAGTTTTTCAATGTATACACCTATCAGCATCGATAATGAGTATGCTATTGACTTTTTAACAAACTTGTCTTCTGTTTTCATCTGAAGTAAGGAGTTAAATAAATTACACATGCCCAAGTATTCTTCAAGCTCACTTTGCCTAATTATATCTTCGTCTACTAAGTTAGATAAAACATTATGATAGTTTTTTATAATTCGCTCTTGTAAATCATCATCAGTTAAGCATAGATAAATGTAATGTGTAAATAAATCAAACGAAAAACTCAAATGATGCAATCTGGATGGAATGAAATAATTATCTTTAGGAATACCTATATTTGTAACGTGGTCAACTAACGATGTAGGAGAAGTCATTATATCATCAAAGATTGATACAAATTTCTTACTTTTGGAATCATATTTATGTGTCAATGTCATGAAATTTATCAAATCCGGTACTTTTCGGTTTTTCAACTCGTCGACTGCTTTCTTCAAATCAACAGGTTCTGAAGTAAACTTGTGGCCTCTTTTTAATAAATATTCATTATTCTTTTCATTTAACTGAGGTTTTAATTTCTCGAATTCATATGCTTCTTTAACTTTATATAGTTTCGCAATCTTTTCGGCTTGTTCAAAATACACAATAACTTCTAAGTAGTTGTCTAGATTAATATCCTTAGTCATTTTGATTACTTCTACAGAAAGTTTGCTAACCACACTAATCAAATAATCTTCAAAAGGATTTCTCTTGCAAATTTCCAAAAGTCTAAAAATTCTTCCATAGTTTTTAATATTATTAATTGCTATTTCTTCGTTTAGTATATTAG